ATGGGCATTCAGTATTTCAGAGCCGGTGCCATGAGTACGTTCCGAGATAAAGCTAAAACATCACCTGGGCTATACGGTAAGCTACTGGATGAAAACACACCTGAAGGAAATATGCTTCTGCGTATGTTCCCTGGTGAAGATCTTTCAGAGATTCTGCGCAAGTCTGGTATTGCAGAGGATGCGCGACAGGTTAGAAATATTGTAGATCCTACACGTCAGTCAATTACTGCGGATCAGTTAGCTGCTAGAGAGAATGTAGGTAAATCTGACCTTGGTGTGTTTGATATAGCTGGCGCTGCACGACTTGATCCACAGTCTATTGCTCGTGTTGGCGAGGGTGTTAAGAGCCTATTTAATGTAGACCTGACACCTGCACAGCTTAATAAAGTTGTTGATGTTATGTTTCAGGATGATCCAGAGGTTATTAAAAAGATACTTCAGGGTGGCGGCTGGACCGAGACACAGTTTAAGCGCATGGGTATGATTGTTGATGCAGCTCTACGTGGCGGGATATCATATTCATCACGACAGGCTGGTTCTACTGGCGGTGACGCTAGTCAAAAGCTTATAACTGACTTTTAAGGGTATAGGGTATGGCAGAGCTACAACCAATGGATGAAGATCAGATCAAGAACATCGCACGTGATGCTGTGAATGATGCTGTTGATTTTATCGAGTCCGAGATCGCTGATGACCGTATCAAGGCCCAGCGCTACTTCGATGGCCAAGTTGATATCGGTGAGGTCGAAGGTCGCAGCACTGTTGTTGCTACTAAGGTCCGAGATACTATCCGTAACATCAAACCTAGTCTGATGCGTATATTCCTATCTAACGAGAATTACGTTCAGTATGTGCCTAATACACCGCAAGATGTTCAGGCTGCAGATACTGCAACCAAGTATATCCACTCACAGTTTACTGAAAAGAATGGCTACCGGGTTCTATCCGATGTATTCCATGATGCACTACTGAAGAAGGCCGGCATTGTTAAGGTCTACTGGGATACTTACCAGACATCTGAGTCATACACGCTATCCAACCTGACTGAGCAGGAGATGATGCTTGTCGTCAATGAAGACGATGTAGAGGTCATTGAGCAGTCTACAGAGATGTATATGCAGGTTGATGAATTCGGCGTAGAGCAGGAGATGCCTTCTTATACGCTCAAGATCAACCGCTACTCCGATGAAGGTAAGCTCTGTATTGAGAGCGTACCTCCTGAAGAGTTCTTTGTATCACGATCGTCTCGAAGCATTGATGATGTTTACTGTATCGGTCACCGTACAGATATGCGCGTATCAGACCTGGTAGAGATGGGTTATGACTACGATGTCGTGTCTCAGCTCTCAGGCGTTATGGATTATGACACCATGGCTGAGGCAGAAGACTTCGAGCGCCGCGGCTACGATCAGATTAATGAAGATGACATCCTAGATCCTGCAATGAAGATCGTCACTGTGACCGAGTGTTACATGAAGATGGATGTTGACGGCACTGGCATTGCTCAGCTGCACCGCATCATCATGGGTGGTACGGACTACGAGCTACTGAGTGCTGAGCCTTGGTCAGAGATTCCATTTGCAGTGTTCGAGTGCGACCCTGAGCCACACGCATTCTTCGGCCGTTCTATTGCTGATCTAATCATTAATGACCAAGACGCTGCTACTGCCATGCTGCGTGGTGTACTAGATAACATCGCCATGACGAACTCACCTCGTGTAGGTTTTGTTGAAGGCATGGTCAATGTAGACGACCTGATGAACAATGAGATCGGTGGTCTGGTGCGCATGAAGCAGGCTGGCGCTATCCAGGATATGGCAGTCCCATTTGTGGCCGGTCAGACCCTTGGTGCCATGGAGTACTACGATAGTACTATAGAGCAGAAGACTGGTGTATCTCGTGCGTCTATGGGCCTTAACCCTGATGCACTGCAGAACTCTACTGCTACGGCCGCACAGCTAACCGTACAAGCCGCTGCCGGTCAGGTTGAAGTGATCGCACGTAACTTTGCAGAAGGCGGCATGACGCGCCTGTTTAAGCTTATGCTGAAGCTGGTCGCAGAGAACTCACCTGATGAGGTTATGATGCGTCTATCGGGTGACCAGTTTTCACCGATCGATCCGCGGTCATGGAATACTGATATGGGTATCTCTGTGAACGTAGGTCTTGGCACTGGTAAGGAAGACGAGAAAGCTTCTGCACTTATGCAGACCCTACAGACCCAGATGCAGATCTGGCAGAGCTACGGTCCGGGTAATGGCCTAGTAGGAATGACGAACATCCGCAACACCTTGGCAGATATCCTAGCTCTTGGTGGTATGCGTAACTCTGATCGCTACTATATGCCAATGAACCCGCAAATCGAGCAGCAGCTTATGCAGCAACAACAGCAGATGGCAGCACAGCAGCAGCAGCCCGATCCTAATGCGGCACTGGCTCAAGCTCAGGTCCAAGCAGAGCAGATCAAAGCCCAGACCAAGCTTCAGGAAGTACAGGCTAAGATCCAGTTGGATGCTCAGAAGGCACTGGCACAGGATGACCGTGAGCGCGATAAGATGGACCAGGATCTGCTGGTTAAGGCTGCAGAGGTTATCGGTAAGTACGGTACTGCAGTGGATGTTGAACGTATCAAGGCAATGCAGTCTGAGCCTCGATTCCCTGACACAGCTCCACAACAAGCTGTACAGCAGGCTAGGTACTAATGGATATAGATATCAAGGAGCGCGCCTCTCGGTTTAGACGTATATCTAACGATGAGGCGTTTAAAGAAATACTTGATGGCGTGAAACAGGAGCAGATTGGCATTTTCTTGCACAGTTCTGCTACTATGGAACAGATTAAGGTAGCGAAAGATACGCTTAGAGCACTTTCTGCTATTGAGGCGTACATAAAATCTGCACTTGATGCGGAGGTTATGCACGATTTAAAGGATAAATAACTTACTGGAAGGACTGCACCGTGGAAACGACAGCATCTAGTGACACAGGCGCGCTGAGCCTTGAAGAAGCACTTGCTCACATTGTAGAGCCGGAAGAAGCACCGGTCGTTGAAGAGGAAACCGAAGAGGAGGCTGCGAAACCTGAAGAGGACGCGGCTGATGAATCTGAAGACCTGGACGACACCGATGAGTCTGACGCATCAGAAGAGGAAGACGTAGATGATACTGACTCTGAAGAATCTGATGATGAGGACGAGTACGAAGACGATGAGGACGAGCCAGATCAAGATGGGCCTGAAACATTCACTGTTAAAGTAGACGGTGAGGAAGTTGAGGTAACCCTAGACGATCTCAAGCAAGGTTACTCTGGTCAAAAGTACGTCCAAAAAGGGATGCAACAGGCTGCCGAAGCACGTAAGCAGGCAGAGTCTGTGTATGAGTCCCTGATGCAGGATCGACAGCACTTAGCACATTTGATCCAGCAGGCGCAGAACGGTGACTTTGTTGCACCGAAACCGCCATCAGAAGAGCTATGGGAGACGGACGCAGTTGCGTACCTGAACCAACAGGCGAAGTACAATAAGGATCTGGAAGCTTATCAGCAGAAAATGGCTGAAGCAGAGCAGCAGATGCAGTACCAAACCCAAGCACAGCAGAGGGCCATGCAGGCTCATGCAGTGCAGGAAGCTCAAATGCTACAGCAGAAGATACCTGAACTCAGCGACCCCGATAAGGCAGCTAAGTGGCGGGATAATCTACTGTCTGGCGCTCAGAAGTATTTAAACTATACACCTGAGCAGGTTGGAGCTGTTACGAATCACCAAGATTTCCTAACACTTCACTATGCCATTAAGTATGCAGAGATGATGGATAAAAAACCGCTTGCTGAGAAAAAGGTACGCAAGGCTAAACCGGCTATTAAACCCGGCGCTAAGCGGACTGACTCAAAGGTTAAGGCTCGACGAGCTGCAAAAGACAAGGCCAGAAAGTCAGGTAGTATTGATGACATGATGGCATTACTTATTGATCCAGATCTTAAATAACTTGAGGTAAATTACCATGGCTCAACCATCGAACACGTTCGACTCATATGATTCAGTCGGCATAAAGGAAGACCTAAGCGATATCATCTCGATGATTTCTCCTGAGGAAACTCCACTGTACAGCGCTATCAAGAAGACGAAAGCGACTAACACTTACCACGAATGGCAAACGGACTCACTTCGTTCTAGTGCTGTCAATGCTCACATCGAGGGCGATAGCACATCTGCCTCTGCACGCGCTGCGACTACCCGCCTCGGCAACCGGACCCAGATCTTCAAAGACGCTGTGACCGTGCCTGACACGGATGAAGGTCTCTCGAAGAGCGGTCGGGCACGAGAAATCGGGTACCAGACCCTGAAGGCGGCGAAAGAGCAGCGTTTAGATATGGAAAAAGCTATCTTCGACAACCAAGCAGCGGTTGCGGGTAACTCTACTACAGCTCGCCGTATGGCAGGTCTGGGTGCATGGGTTGCTACCAACACTGACTTCGGTGCTAACGAAGGTGCTGACCCTACTGGTGACGGCTCTGATGCTCGTACAGATGAGACCACTACCCTGCAGGCATTCTCACAGGCTCGCTTCGACTCTGTGATGCAGTCTATCTGGGAAGCTGGCGGCAAGCCGGACTCTGTTTACCTATCTGCATTCCAGATGGCAGCTGCACTGGATTTCGTGGGTAACAACTCGCAGCGTTCTACTATCGGTGCTGCTGATGGTAAAGTCGCCAACCTGATGAGCATCTATATGACTCCGTGGGGAAATGTCGAGTTCGTTCCGAGCCGTGAGTGTCGTGCACGTGATGTGTACATCATCGAAAACTCTAAGGTTGAGTTTGCGATCCTGCGTCCAACTAAGAACGTAGCACTCGGTAAGACAGGCGATAACACCACTCGCCAGATCACCACTGAAGGTACTCTCGTTGTTCGCAACGAAGCTGCCCTAGGCGGTGTATTTGATAACACTACATCTTAATCTGGTGTAGTATAGAGGGGGCTTCGGCCCCCTTTTTTATGAGGATTATTTATGGCTACTTATAAAATCACACGCAGCTCATTCCGTATTGCCGGTGTTAAGTACCGCCGTGGTGATATTGTTGAATTAGAGAATGCAGAGCAGTATGGTACGAATATTGAACCGTTTACTGCACCTGTAGAGAAGAAACGCCGTACTCGTAAAGCTGCAGTGCAGGAAGAACAACTTAACCTGGAGTCAGAAGAATGAAGATAGGTGAGAAAGTCTGGTATGACGAGGATAGTAAGAAGTACATCCACCAGAAGACCCATGACTACTCCCAAGAGCTTCGTATGGCTGAGGCTGCTCGTGAGATGCACGGTGGCGTCCAGGGTGAGAATCGCCTAGTAGGCATGATCCCTATGGATATGCTGGCTGACTGGATCAAGCAGGCTGGCCTGCAGTGGAGTGACAAGGAAGCTATTAGCGATCTCATTAAGACCAAGATGCTATCAGGTGACTTTGATAAGCTCCGCATCTGGAAGGGAACGTACTAATGCCTCCAGATAGCCAGAGACTAATAGAAATAGAAGTCAAGACTAAGTCGCTTACAGATGATATGTCTGATGTAAAAGCCAGTCTTAGAGATATTGCGGAAGCAATGAAGTCACTGGCTGTCCTAGAGGAGCGCCACAATAATGCTTATGACGCTGTTAAAAGGGCGCATACTAGGTCTGATGACCATGAGAGAAGAATCCGTAAGTTGGAGCTAAGTACGGCCGCTAACCTATGGATGGAGCGTATAGTATGGATTGCAGTCGCATTCGCTATAAATTACTGGCTATCTGCTTCTGTAGCCTAACTGCGCTAGCTGACTCAAGTAACACTCAGACAGGTGACTTGAATACTAATCAGCAAGCTGGCGGTGATATCTCCACAAACTCAGGCACAGTCATTAATCAAACGACAGGCTCTAGCAAGTCTGCTGCGCCTCCTTCGGCTATAGCACCAACGTATATGTCTAGCGGTGCTGACTCATGTCTCATAGGGCTTTCTGGCGGCGCTCAGACCGCATTTGTTGGCATCTCTGCTGGCACATATAAAACAGATGAATTTTGTGAGAAACTAAAGCTATCAAAAGTACTCTATGATCAGGGAATGAAGATAGGGGCGCTGACATTGCTGTGCAATGACGCTAGGGTGTTTGAGGCTATGTATGAGGCTGGCACACCATGTCCAATTACGATCAAGGGAAAAACGTACATTGGTAAGATGGCTTACATCTACTGGGATAAGTACCCAGAGAAAAGGCCAAACTATTCAGTAAAGCTTCATGGCGAACCAAGCTGGGAGCGAGAGCTGACACAGGAGATTAATGAAAATGCGTCTAGTGACACTCGCAGTATGTCTGAGCGCTTCCGTAGCACACTCCGCTAACCTTGATGCGTCAGATCAGACAGTAATCAATAATGTAACCACAACATCCGGCGTTATAGACAATCAGGTAACAACTGGTAACTATTTTGTAGCTGGCGCGGTGAGTGCAGCAGATAATAACCTGTTCATAGCTAACGATGCATACCAACAGGCGTTAATCACTGATGCTCAGCAGGATGCTTACAATCAAGCTATTCAAGCGTTCGTAGATCATTCTTTTTATGCCGCACAGGATCAGCTTGAGGCTTTAGCGAATCAGGCTAAGGTTAATCTAGAGTCATCTGTAGATCAGTACGCTGAGGCGACAGTTGCACTAAGAACTGTTACAACCATAAATACTATGGCAAGCTCTGTGTCTAACACAGTGGAGGCAGAGGCATTACAGGATTACGCAGTTTCAAGTGGAGCAGCCGATGGCGTGACAGATACGATGCAAGACAACTACAACAACAGTCTAGCAGCGGTAAACAAAAACGCCCAAGAATTCGCAGCATACTCAAGCGCGGCAGTAGATTCGCATCTGGCCGATCACATGGATCAGTTTGCGGATCAGTATGGCGTAGAGATAGAAAATTCCTACACATCTCTAGACGTAGTAAACAGCTACATAACGACAACGTACTACAGCAGCACAGGGGCGTATGTGGCTGGTATGAGCCATTCCTTATACTTCACCACACCATACCAGACAGAGAATGTGTACTCGGATGGCGAGGGCATTTACCAGTGAGTGGTAAGCGCTCCGGTGATCCTATAGAGGATAAGGTTGAAGCGGTAGCTGAATCAACAGAGTTTGAGCTGCTTGGATTTACAGTGCCTGTGAAGAGCGCTGTGCTTGGTTTTGCTGTGACTTTGATTGGTGGTAGTGCTGGCGCTATATGGACTTCCAGTGAGCTGTATAGCCGTTTGGTGGCTGTAGAGGAAGCGGTAGAAGAAATACCAGATCTAGGGCCGCTTAAGAAAGACCTGTCTGATGCTCGCTTAGAGTTAGAGCAGGAGATGGCAGCTATGCGCTTAGACCTTGAGCAGGGCATGGCAGAGATTGAAGAGAGGCTTGCGGTTGTTTCTAAGACTGTCAGCAACTTGGATATGGGGCGGCTGGATTTGCGTATTGAGCGTGTTGAGACTCGCATAGAGGATCAGAACCTGTCAGAGCTACAGGGTAATCTAGCACAATTAAAAACCAGTCTAGAAGGTATCATTAAGAACCAAGATGAGCTTAGAGGCTTTGCCGCTAACACAGAGCAGTATAAAGCTGCTGTGGAGCAGGTTCGTAAGGATATGAGTAGATTCCAGCAAGATATGGATGATGTGTGGACTGCATTAGATGAGTTGACCTACTGATGAGCGAACTAGAAAAGTACGACACGAACGGAAACGGAAAACTAGATCCTGAAGAGCTGGCAATAATTGAGCTTGAAGATCGCAAACGCAAGATGCTTGATGACGATGCTCAGCGTGATGCGATCAGGCGTATGGCTTGGTTTGCTCTCATTGGCTTACTTGTATATCCAATGGGTATATTCTTTGCTGAGCTGTTTGCTATGACAACTGCCGCATCTCTGATCGCTGATATTGCACCTACCTACTTTGCATCTATTGCGGTACTGGTATCTGCTTTCTTTGGCGCAAGTGCATTAAAGAAGTGAGGTGACCTATGTTATCAGCACTGATCGGCCCTGTGACGGGGCTACTGGACAAGTTCGTAGAGGACAAAGACCAAAAGAACGCTCTTGCACATGAGATCGCTACCATGTCTGAGAAGCACGCGCAGCAGCTTGCTATGGCTCAGATCGAGGTCAATAAAGCAGAAGCTGCATCTGGTTCAATATTTAAAGGCGGCTGGCGCCCGTTCATCGGCTGGGTGTGTGGATTTGCATTTATGTACCACTTTGTCCTACAGCCGCTGATCGTGTTCGGCGTGACTGCGGCAGGGGTTACGATACCTCCACTGCCAGAGTTCGACATGAGCAGCCTAATGACTGTTATGATGGGTATGCTAGGTCTTGGTGGTCTACGCACATTTGAGAAACAGAAAGGGGTGGCCAAATGACTTGGACAGCAAAGTACTTTAGTGAAGGTGAGATGGCGTGCCAATGCGGCTGCGGTGAATCACCAATGGACCAGGACTTCATGGATAAGCTAGATGCGCTACGTGAGGCATATGGCAAACCTATGCGAATCACATCTGGGTATCGTTGTCCTGACCATCCCATAGAGGCTAAGAAGAGTAAGCCTGGCGCGCATAGCTCAGCTAAAGCAGCTGACATTGGTGTAGATCGAGCAGATGCACATGAAATTATGCGTCTGGCATTCGAGCTAGGATTTAAGCGTATCGGTGTGCAGCAGAAGGGTAATGGCCGGTTTATCCATGTAGACACTGCTACGGCAGATGATGGCTTCCCAGAGCCGACTGTATGGTCTTATTAAGTTCTGGTTAATGCCTACAGGCATAGGGTGAACGTGTAAGTCTCCATGTGATATCCTATGGACTGGGGTTGGGCCAGCTACAAGCACCAGTAGCTGGCTCTTTTTTTACTTACTGAACTGGTCTATAGCCTCTCGGCAGACCATCAACTCTTCTACCAATCTATTCTTTATCTCCCTGAGCTGCTGTACATCAACCGTCTTGTCATTCTCTATCTGCCACTTGATGTGGTCTATATCTGATTGGAACTTATTTGCGCGGTTGTACCAGTAGTCTGTTGTCATTATTTATTTACCTTTGTGTGCTATGTTGTTTGTATATGTAAACTATCTATGGTCAAATAGAATCTGTTGCTAACCAATGAGGATATGAATATGACCGCAACTAACTCCATCGCAGGCACTATCTTTGACACCTTTTCTCGCATTGACTGCACTGATCATGTTGAGAAGAAAGGTGGGCTTGATTATATCGCTTGGACGTTCGCTTACAAAACCCTTATGGAATACTACCCAAATAACTCTATTGAGTTTACTGAGGAGTGGTTGCCTAACGGTACTGTAATGGTTCACTGCGATCTGTCTATTACTGTAGGTAGAGATACTGCGAATCGTAAAGGCTGGCTGCCTGTATTGAACTACAAGAACAATGCTATCGCTAACCCAGATGCCATGCAGATCAATACTGCTCGCATGCGTTGCATGACTAAAACTTTAGCTCTGTTTGGTCTAGGTCTGAATATCTACGCTGGCGAGGCATTCCCTAGCGCCTCAGACGCTCAGGAAGGCGTTTCTGAGCCTGTAGTAGTATCTATCACTAAGGCAGAGGCAAAGTTGCTTGGCGAGGCTGTAGAGCACGCTGGGCGCGATCTAGGTAAGCTCCTAAAGCATTACAAGGTGAATAAGCTGGATGAGCTAACTCAGGCTCAGTACAAGCAGGCATACGATGCTTGCCAGAAAGCTATCCACACTGCTGCTGCTGCGGAGAATATGTAATGAGGATCTGTGTCTACGAACAGGGCACAGAAGGCTGGCTGCGTGATCGCTTGGGTTGTCCAAGTGGTTCCAGCTTTGCCAAGCTGATTACTGCCGCAGGTAAGCCTTCTACATCTGCAGAAGGTTACATCAATCAACTTATCGCTGAGCGCCTGATGAACAATATGGCATCTGAGATTAAGGTGACTGAATGGATGCAGCGAGGCACTGAGTTAGAGCCAGAGGCTAGATCATTCTACGAATTTGCATCTGGCAATGATGTAGATGAGATTGGCTTTTGTAAGCATGACGTTCTGGAGTGCGGTGTTAGTCCTGATGGTCTGATTGGTGACAATGGACTGCTAGAGATTAAATGCCCAGCGCCTAGTACGCATGTTGGCTACCTGCGTGGTAATAAACTGCCGAGCACATATAAACAACAGGTCATGGGCCAGCTCTGGGTGACAGAGCGTGAGTGGTGTGACTTTGTTTCCTACCATCCTGATATGCCTGCTCTGATTGTCAGAGTAGAGCGTGATGAGGATTACATCAGCTTACTGGCGGCTGAGGTAGAGAAAGCCTGTGAAGCAATACAAACTCAATATGAAAAACTAAAGGAACTCTAATATGAGCAATCAATATGATGAAACTAATCGCGGCGCTATCTGGAAAAATGAGAACCGTCAGTCTGATAAACATCCGCACTTCTCTGGCAGCATTAACATTGATGGCAAAGACTACTGGCTGTCGGGTTGGAAGAAAGCTGAGGACGCGTCTGATCGTGCTCCGCTTGTCAGCTTCAGTGTACGCCCTAAAGATGAGAATCCATCTCAGGGTTATCAGAAGCCGGCACAGCAAAGCACAGCTCCACAAGCTGCGCAGGATGACTTCGAGGATGATATCCCGTTTTAAATAAGACCAGGCGCTGGGAAACTGGCGCTTTTTTATGGAGGCAATATGGAAATCAATATCGGTAGAAGCATCAACATAGCAATGGCAATGGCAGGTGTTACAGCTAGCCAGATGCAGGCTGACCTAGATATATCTAGGCAGTGTCTATACAAGTGGCGCAACAGTAAGCATATCAACACCGAGAAACTAGAGATGCTGGCAGAGTATTTTGAGATGTCAGTGTGCGATTTTATTGGTCTTTAGTAATCTTTTTGTTGACATCTGTATATATTGATTAGATTATAGCTGTGTACTTTAACTAGGAGATGAATATGACTGAGTACGCTGTTTATAAATCACGTGGTGAATCATGGGTCGAGCTATACCGTTGCAATGATCCTGCCGATACGGCTGATTACCTGCAGGAAAAAATAAGCGCGGGTTACGTCAGTAATGAGTTTTTTAGTAATGGTGTGTCATTCATCATGGCTGACGGTACTGCTTACACGATGACTGAGGAGGCAGAATGAACGACTCAGTTAAACGCCTGGTAAGCTCTGAGCCAGGCATCGCTCAGTGTCTGCGTGATATGCGCCAGATGCTTGAGGAGCACGGTTACTTCAACTTCGAGATCAAGCGCGGCAACCGATCGCTGTCTCAGAACGCATTGTACTGGATGTGGATGAAGGAGATTGCCGACTTCATCAATGTACGCAAGGGTACAGACTTCAGCACCGATGAGATTCATACCAAAATGAAGCATGAGTTTTTAGGCTATGAGCCTGAGAAGCGCATCGGTACGGCTGTCATTCCTGTACAGCTTAAATCTACTAAGAATTTAACCAAGGGTGAGATGTTCAGCTATATGTCTCAGGTGGACGCCTATGCTGCCACACTCTCACTCTACCTACCCAGACCTGACGACTGTCAGTATGAACAACTCAAGAGGAAAAACTCATGAAACTAGCTAATCAAGGTAAGCGCTGGACAGACTCTGATAATAATATGCTTCGCAATCTAATCGATCGTGAATGTAAGCCAGAGTTTATGGCTGAGGCTCTAGGCCGTTCAATAGGTTCTATATATTCTCAGACCTATAAACTAAGACTGGCAGATCGTAAGGAACAGAAGGCTGCCGAGGATTATGAATGGATACGTCAGACTGGTGGTGAAGAAGAGCAGCTGGAGATTGATATTGCACCACCGGCCGACTCATACGTTGTTAATGATCCTGTTGATAAACTAGGTGAGATTGAGCGTATGCCTCTTGATAATATCTGCGACAAGATAGACGCACTTACAGAATATGTAGGCGGGGTAAACTCTAAGCTGGTAACGATGACCATCGGTATGGTCGCACTACTGGTATTGTTTATCGTTGCATTTGCATACTAAGGATTAGACATGACACTAGAACAACTAGCACACAGCATTGCTGACTGGGGTATGGAGCGTGGCATCACTATCAACGGTGATGCTCGCACTCAGACACTTAAGCTTATGAGTGAGATGGGTGAGCTGGCAGATAACATTGCTAAGGGTCGCCATCAGGCTGCTAAGGATGATATCGGTGACTGCATCGTAGTATTGATTATGATTGCGGAGCTGATCGAGTCAGACATAAAGGAGTGCATGGAGGTGGCTTGGGAAGATATTAAAGAACGCAAAGGCTATCTCAATGAAAATGGCGTATTTATTAAAGAAGGAGACGTTGAGTGAATACACACGCCGCATCTCATAAGAAGTTCCAGATCCTAGAACATGACCTAAATACTGGTAAGGTACAGAAGCTGGTTGATAATGGCTGGACAATACTTCAGATAGCTAAGAAGTATGATGTATCTGAATCCACTATCAGGAAGCAGTCTAAGCTAGGTAAGTTGGACTTTATGGAAAGCCGCAACAGGGGCTCTAAGGCTGAGGAAATTGCTCTACTTGAGCAGATGACACCAGCTAAGCGCCTAGCACTATCAGGGAAGTGGTAGTGGAGACTCAGGAGTTGGTAATCAGTCGCAAGGATATGTCTGATGATGAATATATATTTCATCTTGAGACTATCCTTGAGGAGATGTCAGAGCAGGCGCAGACGATGTTTGATGCTATAGATGTATCGGTTAATGGTCTGATAGATATTGCTCTGTACTGCGAAAACGTACCTGATGCTGTTACCAAGGATGACCTGGCAAGGGACATTACCAGAATGGTTGAGGGTATCCGCTGTAAGCTTAACGATGAGCCAGTACCAAATGAAGTCAGCCACTAGACGATGTAGCAACTGTCGTAAGAAGATAAGCGCCTCAGACGCTCTGTATGGCTCCCTGAAGGCGTTTTGTTGTGTTGAGTGTCTGGTTGCATATGCTAAGTCTGAGAAGGGCAAGAAAGACTACACAAAAGCTCTGAGGAAAGAGACTGCAGAGCGCAAGCAGAAGCTTAAGACCAAGTCAGATTATGTGCGTGAGGCACAGTCAGCATTTAATAGATATGTCAGGCTCAGGGATAGCACTACTGGATGTATATCCTGTGGTTCGATGCCAGAGCAGAAGTTCGGTGGCACACGTGACTGCGGTCATATGCTGTCCAGGGGCGCACATGGCCAACACAAGTTCCGCTTAGATAATACGGCCGGTCAGTGTGTTGCTTGCAATAGGTATCGATCAGGTGATGCTGCTAACTTTAGAGCTGGCATGGTAAGCCGATGGGGCTTAGACCGGGTCGAGCGCCTAGAGTCAGACAATGAGCCTAAGAAATTTACGATCGATTACCTGAAGCGCGTAAAGGATATATTTAACCGCCGAGCTAATCTGTATCAGCGATTATTTAGAGTTGACGACTAAGTTAGGAGATTGTAAGTTAGGAAGACGCTGTGGGGTTTGCAGACCCCAAGCACTGGATAAGCTAAATACCGGAAGTAAAACTCCTAGTACCTGTTTTACACAGCGCCTTTGGAGTTATCATTTTAGTGCACACCTGTGCATAGATGCAACAACCTTCCTGAAAGTTATTCACTTAGTTATCCACAGCTTGGGTAAAGTTATCCACAGCAACAGGTTTAGTACGCTTGTTCTGATGCTATACCTGATACTGTATCTGCCCAGTATAAACAGTTGTGAGGCTAAGCCAGACCCTCCGCAGCAAAAGGCTTTCACCACATCTCTAACCTTTAGAGAGCGGGATAAACAGCGTAATAGTGACGAAGCATACCGAGTATGCCTAGTAGGTCAGGTCTTGCCAGCCTGAGTATAAATGGTTGCTGATTACCTGAGATGTGCATCAGAACAAACAGTGTGTAGAGCTAATAGGTCACTAACAGCTCTCTAAATGACAACTATTGCCTGGAGAAAGCCATGCAGCTAAGACCCCACCAGAAACTAGCTATTGATATGTTGCGCCACTCACTGCAGACCGGCCATAAGCGACCAATACTTGCAGCGCCATGCTCATTCGGTAAGACGATAACCGCGGCATATATCCTGAACGAGGTTGTCAATAAGGGTAAGCGAGCAGTGATTATCTGCGATCGTATCAAGCTTATCGAGCAGACACTTGAAGCATATGACGGTATGGGGTTGGAGTTTGGTGTTATCCAGGGGGATCATTGGCGCACTGATTACTCGAAACCGCTTCAGATAGCCTCAGCTCAGACGCTGGCGCGCAGGCTGGATAAGTTCGGCATACAGTCATTCCCATGGGACTTGGCGATCGTAGATGAGGCTCATACACACTACAAGTACCTAACCAGAATCATGGAGCAGCTTAACGCTATTCCATTTATCGGCATGACTGCCACTCCATACAGTAAAGGGCTAGGTAAATATTATGATGACCTCATTGTACCAACTACTTCTAGGGAACTTCTTGCTGGCGGCTACCTATGTCCTGTGGACTACTATTCAAGTCGGAGAATCGCCCTTGAAGGTGTTAAGACAAGAGCTATCCCTACTGGTGGGCGGGACTATGATGAGCGTGATCTTGTACGTGCAATTGACTCTGATAAAGCACTGAATGGTGACATCATAGAGAACTGGAAGCGCCGTGCATTTGGTCGCATGACGATCGCATTTACACCTAGCATTAACCACTCGAAGGAGTTGGTGCGTCAATTCCAAGCGGCCGGTATAAGCGCTGAGCACGTAGATGGATATATGGACCCAGAAGAGCGTGAAGACATCATCCAGGCTCACACCAAGGGTGAGTTCCTAATCTTATCCTGCTCTAAGCTACTGAATACCGGCTTCGACTCCACTGGGGTCTCCTGTATTTTAGATGCATATCCGACAAGGTCGTTAATAACCTGGATCCAAAGAATAGGTCGAGGAATGCGCACGCATCCCGGTAAGCAGAATTGCATTGTGCTGGATCACGCTGGCAATGTAGAGCAGTTCGGATGCTTTGCTGAGGACTTCGTACCTGCATACCTAGATGACGGTGAGAAGGAATATAACGAGCGCAACTTGGTGAAGGATAAAGAGGAGAAAGAAGCTAAGACTCATGACTGTCCGCAGTGTTACCGCAAGTTCATTGGTATACGTTGCAGCTGTGGTTATGAGATACCGATCGCAGTACAGATAGAGACAACACAGGAAGAGCTGCAGAAGGTAGAGAAAGCTGAGGCTAAGATTGCGACCAGGGAAGAGAAGATATCCTTCTACCGGCAGCTAGTCGGTTATGCCAGCTCGAAGGGTTACAAGGAGCACTGGGTAGATCATAAGTACCGTGAGAAGTATGGCTCCTGGTATGGCTTCGGTGACAAGCACAATATACAACCACAACCGCTTACTCCAGAGGTTGCCAACTGGATTAAGAGCCGCCAGATTGCCTGGGCGTACTCAAAGAGTAAATAAATGTAACAAAAGTGTTTACATTTAGGTAAGATTAGGTAGAATACACATATGGTTAATACGAAATCACTAGGAGACACCATCATGACTAACTCATACGTTGTAGAAGTAATCAGCAAAGCTGGCAAAGTAATTTACTCACTGCCTTTTGAGACTAAAGAGCTTGCTGATCGCGCAGTAGTAATATTCTCCGACAAAGAATGTACTCATACAGTTTCAATCAGAGAGGAGCAGGCGTAAGCCTGCTTTGCGGAGGGTGTAATTATGTCACGCACTTGGGAATCTTTAGCACTGCGAGTTGAGCATCTTGAGCGTCAGATTGAGGATCTGAAGCTTGAGCAGGAAGAGATGGATGAAGAGTCTGATGCTTGGTATGAGACTGAATGTCACATAGAAAGCTTGGAATGTGATCTGTATGAGGCACAGGGGGAGTTAGGTTAATGGCGATTGAGGCAATCTTACATGCACTTCCAATCTTTAAGAACTATGGCAAGAAGTTCCGCGCACCTTGTCCTGTTCACGATGGTAAGGATATGAACCTAATGATCAGTGAGCGTGATGATGGGTCGGTAGGTGCATATTGCTTTGTGTGTGGTGCCAATGGTCTAGCAGTAGTTGATGCTCTTGGAGTAGATCGTAAAGAGCTATTCCCTGCTGACCAAGACTATGAGCGTCCTGTATTCACCAGGGAGATGAAGATAACGGAGGCACAGGATCAGCTTATAGTTGCTATGGCAGATAACCGGTCATGGGATACGTTATCACTGGCAGATAAGCGCAGAGTTAAACTAGCTAAGTCTAGACTGGAAGGATTCGAAGAGATTAGGAGTAGAAATGATGTCTAAGTGGTTTGAGTCAGTACCATTCGCTATGACCATTATCTTAGGTCTATTCCTGTTCGTAGCTTACTTAGATGGGGTGTTAGGATGAGCGCTTTTGAAGATCTTTTACCTATAAGGGCAAGAAATATCCTGATTGCCGAAGGCATTGAAACTATGGATGACCTAAAAAAGCATTGGGAACGCTATGGGTCTGTTAAGATGTTTAACGGAATTGGTAGAAAGACAAACCGAGATGTTGAGATCGCTATTGAGTCATCAGGCACAAGCTATCTGAATGCAATAAACAGACTCAACGATAACCGAATGACAATCAGTAGGATGTCTATTGATATTGAGTACTGGAAATCAAAGGCGACAGAGTGTGCTGAAAGATACAACCAGCTTGTAGATATCAGGTCAAAAACTAATGATAGCGTAAACATAATACTCAATAAATCTAAAACCTTGATGGCCTACATTGAGTACATGGAATCCAAACTAGACGAAAACTCTATCTCCCATGTCTCGCTAAAGGAGTTTTCATTGATTCGTTCGGGGGCATTTGCAGATGAGTGATTTAGTATTTCAGTTTGGCGCTGGCCTAGTTATCATCTGGTCCTTGGCAGAAATAGCATCCTTTATATTTGAGGAATAGTGATGGCTGTAGAGTTCAAAGCAAGTAAAGCCACAATGATAAAAGCGCTAGAAGCGATGAAGAAAGCTGAGTACCCAAAGGTACAGGGTGAGTCACCAGATAAGCGCAGGCAGTGGGAAGAGCACCATCAAGAGTGCATAGGTAAGCTAACATCAATGATATTAGAAGGACGATGGGGATGACCTTTGAAGAATGGTGGAGAAAGTCGTGGGGCAACTCTTGGAAAGATGGTGCTCCTGTATCTGACTGGAGTTCAGGACACGTGGAGCAATCGAAAATAGCTTGCAAAGAAGCATGGGATTGCCAACAAGAACGCATTGATCACTTGGAATCTATTATAAAGGCAAATCAGATAAGACCTAGAGGTAAGTCAATGCTTGCCTATCTACCTGAAGGCTACGTCCTTGTACCTGTGGAGCCTACAGAGAAGATGGAAGAGGCAGGGTTAGAGGTGCACCCTTGGGATTATACTGAAGATATGCAGAAAATATACAAAGCCATGATCCAAGCCGCACAGGAGAAAGAGTGATGTTTGATATGACTGCTGATGGTTATAAAAAAGCTAAGGATTACTTGGTTAGTAAAAACAAGTATCAAGATTTCCTAGATAATCCAATATCTACTGATGGGTATTCGCTAGTTGAATTTGCTAACAAAATATCCTGTAGTCAGGAGGAAGAGGGATGACCTATGAAGCATGGCAACAACAACAGAAACGCATAGATGAGCTTGAAAAAATGAGCAATGGCAGAGATGAGGTCATCGAAGAATTGCGAGAAGAGCTTAAAGAAAGTCAGCAAAAGCACTTGGATTCTATCCGAGCACTGCGAACGGCTAACGAACAGATCACCAGAATAGCCGCTGATAACGTACAGCTACGTAAAGAGCTTGCGAATTATGAAGAGCCAGAAGGCGATGAGTACGTCACCAATGAAGTGAAGTGCAATAGGCATCCAGATGCTCCGCATGGTTACAACCGTAATGCTTCACACGCTGAAGGTCGCTATGTGTGTGACTGTGAATATTGGGAGCCTAATGAGTCGGAAGATGAGCCTGTATCTGGCTATGAAATGTATGCCGCTATCCATAACGTAGAAGATGATACTTTCTATGTCGGTACTCTGGCTGAGATTATGGAGTGGATGGAAGATCACTGCCATGGTGTAAGCAATATCAACTTCTACCGCTTAGGTGATGAGGTTCGCATCGGCTTTGTGGATATGGGGAAAGAGACTAGGTTTGGGGTTAAGTGATGAGAATACCTGCACAATTTACACCAAGAGATATTATCAGCAACTATAGGCACGATCAGGTGCTAGATAAGGAAGGTAGTTGGATTCCTGCAAGGCCATATTACGGAGATGAGCTTTGCTTAATCCATAGGTTAAAAATGGCGTGGCTAGTGTTTACTGGTAAGAGAGATACTTTGGATTGGGAAGAGCTATGACCTTTGAAGAATGGTGGAAGAATCTCAATAAAGATTGCCCAATAATTATGGTAGAAGAAGAGATGGCTCAGTTAGCTTGGGAAGCTGGTTATGTAGTGGGTATAAATGACGTTCCTATCGCAGAATACGAACCTCCTGAAGGATACGTCCTTGTACCTGTAGAACCTACAGAGGCAATGATTGATGCTTGGTGGGATACGCATGTAGATGGTGAGACGCTTGATGAAGTAAAAGCATACAAAGCCATGATTCAAGCCGCACAGGAGGAAGAGTGATGGAAGAAAGCAATATTCAATTTCGTATGACTGGTATACCAGAAGAGATAATTAAACTGGACGCTAACGGATTTCATTATAAAGGAGAGACAGTGGATGATTCTGGTGAGGCGTATAGGTTGTTCACCGAATGGTTAAAAAGAGCTAATAATATCTGTGACCTAAATAGGAATGAGTGCATTCGTAAGTACACTATAGATGTGCGTGAAGCTAAAGAGTGGTGGGGCGGTGATGACGCACCTATAGCTATAGCTGACATGAGTGAAGGCTGTGATGAATATAATGAGAGTGATATAAGGAGAGTGAGTGATGAAGCTAAGAGACGAAGAGACAGGTCAGCTTTATGAGTGTGAGTACGCTTGCGATGGTATAAACCAAGATCGCTACATAAAAACAGCACGCATAGTAGTAGAAGATCGCTCTAAATGGCATCCACACCATAACCTGATTGTGGCGTGGGCTAGAGGCGCTGAGATTGAGTATTTTGATGATGACGATTGCAGGTGGCATAAAAAAGCCACAAATACCTGGTGGCCAAATATTAAATACCGCATCAAACCAAAGGAAAGCGCATCAAGGATGTACAAAGGACTACTAGAGATGCGTAAGATTATAGATAGTATGCTAGAGGAGGAAGAGTGATGAAATGTTTAGTTAAAGATTGTACCAACCAGAGCCATGAAGGACACTTCATCAATAACCTTTGTTACCCTTGTTATCAGTACATTACTGAAGGGTCAGGTAACTCTGTACTACATAGGGATGCAGAAGAAGCGGCTATGTTCCATTACAAACGAGGCTTTCAAGATGCTAAAGAAATCCATATGCAAAGGAACTCAGGGCGTATTGAGAAACTTGAATGGAACTTAGGGGACGTTGAGAACGCCCTTAATAACATGAAGCAATACAACAAGCATCTGCGTAACACCATAGCAGAGACACAGGAGAAGCTAGACATTGAGCGTAATAGAACTGAAGAGCTTGAAGAGCAAGTAGAGTGGCATAAGCGTAGAGCTGAAGGCTGGCGTTCTATTGCTGTGCTAGAGGAGCAAGGGAAATGAAACTTGTACAAGCTAAAGAGTGGGCTGACATGAGTACGGTGTGCGAGGAGTTTGTTCAGATAAATCGTGAGAGGGTGAGTGATGAACCATAAAGAATTTTGTATATGGCTAGAAGGCTATATGGATGGCATTGAGACAGGCAGTGAAGCACCGTGGATTACAACAATACGTAAGAAACTAAAAGATGCCAATGAACCCAAAGACGGACCAGTGAAGTATCCTACAGATGTTCGTGACTATATGATTAATATAGAAAAAGGTGAAAGATGACTGAAACAGAAAAGAGTGAAGGTAAGTTTAGTGCTGTTAGTCGTGTTGAAGTCATAGGTAAGGGTGGTCGTGAGTATGTACGATACTTTCAAGATGAGGAGTTCATGTACATTG